CATAACTTTGCTCATTAATCGGCGCTCATCTTTTAAAACGTCTGCCCAAATAACTTCAATATTTTCACCCGAAATAAGTTTCTTTTCCATATCAATCAACATGGCTAAAAAACCTTCTTCAAACTCAAATGTGTCATCATCCAACACGACGATATAAGGACCTTTACCTTTCCCCATAGGTTTAGCTTTTAACTCATTTAACAATCGCTGTTTGATGGGATCATCATCGCTAAACTCATAGTGTATGTGTTTGGGTCCTTTGCAATATGGATAACCTGGAGATGTTCCATAACAAATAGATGTTACTCCTTCTTCAGAAACACCAACAAGAGCTTCCTTAAAAGTAAATAGTCTTGGATTGTCAATTCTAGGATAAAGATAATCCAGGTAATAAATACTATCACTAATATCAATTGCAGGTGTAAACTCTTGATGTAATTTCTTGAGTGACAAGATATATGGATCAATTAATTCACCTTTTTCATTGTGGAACGGTCGCAAATGGGCAGGAAAACATGTATTATCACCAAAACACTCGTACATCTGAGTTTTCTTCAATTTAGTTTTACTAGGTGTAATAAAAGCTTCACCACAGGATACTTCGTTTTTGACTATCAAAGGAAAAGGACAAGATTCTGGTTCAATCTTATCAATATCACTCTTATGCTTTAAAATTGATTTTAATAAAAACATTTGGTCAAATGGCAATGCCACACCTAATTTTGATCCTAATCCATTATGACCTCCAACATGCATACCTACAATGTAAGGTTTGCCTTGAGGTCCCATAACACAAACAATACCACCAGAATCACCTTCAGCAGAATTACACCAATAAGAGATTGGTTGATCAATAATGTATCTTGTATTTTTAACTCTCTTATGTGGATAATCGACTGTCCTATCCATATTGGCTCTTGTACAATTTTTAATTACTGTTTTTCCATATGGAGTTCTAGTAAGTAATTGAAGAGACATGCCATGTTCAATAGGATTATCCATTGATGTTTTTTCATCTATGATATACTTAAACGCTGCAGGAGGATAATTCATCTTAACAGGACATTTAAATATTACCAAATCTTCTCCATCAATATGAATGACTTCTGTAGGTGGTATAAAAGTAATTACTTCTCCATCATATTTGGTCATTGTGAACATAGTATCAGGTTGTGAACCATACATAAGATAACCATGTGCCGTCATGACAAAATATCCATCTCTAAGATGAAAACCTAAACTACCATCACAACAATCTTTATCATAATTCTTACAAAATATGTGGACAATACTTTTTGCTATATTCTGTAATGCACCATCATAGTTGCTTTCATCTGATTCAGGTTTAATCTGCATTTTAAGGATTTCAGCCCTACGAACATGAGTTTGATGATTAACTTGCTTCTTAGTCTTTGGACCAGTAAGATTCTTTTTATAATTAGATTCAAGATCCAAATCAAAA